CCATTAATCCTAATTGCTGGTAATCACGATATGTGGAGTGGAAACTCTGACCCTGTGCAATGGATGAAAAGGCCACATCAAATCTATGAAAAATGGCAATCACGATTACAACTAGAATTTTCTAATGGCAAGAAAGTAAAAATAATTGCATCACACGATTTTCCCGGACACTCAATGTGGAATAATCTTCACGGACAAATGAAAGCGGCAAAGTTCTTATCATCAGCCCATCTTTACATTGCTGGTCATAAACACAATTGGGCATTACAACAAATTGAATTACCTGAAAATGATATTTGTTGTTGGTTAGCAAGAGCAAGAGGATATAAGTTTTATGATGAACACGCATTAAGGTTTGGATTTGAAGAACAACGATATGGACACGCAATTTGTACAATTATTAATCCACAAGCTACCAATAAAACTGATTTAATGATATGCTTTTCTAATTTAGAAGAAGGTGCTGAATATTTAAAATGGAAAAGACACAAAGTCAAATAAAGAGATTACATACATCATCAAGAAGAAGATTAAGTTTACGAAAAGAATTTATTGAACAAAACAGATTGCGAAATAATTACGAAAGAAAGTTAAGAAAACAACTTTCAAATTATTTTATAAATTTTCTGAATGATTATGCAAAAGAATATGAATCATTAGGAAATACAGATATTGTTTTTCAAAGACAAAGACCAATTCTTTTTGAAATACTAGACAAACATTATAGAGTTGTAATTGAAGCATTTGGTCTAAGAATGCTAACAGAATTACAAAAACAAACAGAACAATTTGAAGCTATCTATCAAGAGTATGCAAAAAATAATCTTGGTCAAAAAATAGTAGGTATTAATGAAGTAACAAGAAGATATGTCAGAAAAATCACAATAGATGGTTTAAATGAAGGACTAGGTGTTTTTGCAATTGCTAATTTAATTAGAGAAAAAAGAAATAGATTTTCAAAAGTAAGGAGTGCAACAATCGCAAGAACTGAAACTCATAGTGCGGCATCATTTGCAAATCACAGAGTAGCACAATCAATGAACCTACCAAATCAAAGAAAGAGATGGGTTGCAACACAAGATGCACGAACAAGAAATGGTCATATGGCTGTAAATGGAATAGAGTTGTCAATTGATGAAGATTTTATTGTCAATGGAAGAGCAATGTCATATCCCGGTGATCCAAAAGGTGGTGCAGAAAATGTCATTAATTGTAGGTGTGTTTTATTATATGTAAATGATTTAGATGAAGTAATGTAAAGAGAGGGTTTTAAGCGATAACATAATTACAAGGAAACCCTCTCTTTACTGTTCATAACAAAAAAGCTCATCAAATAAATAAAAAAATTGATGTGCATTGTTAATATATATGAACAGAATATTATGTCAAGACAAAAAGTATAAAAATAAAAAAAACTCAGTATATGTTGCCATTTGATAGAAATTCTGTTAAAAATTTAATATGCCAATACCAAAACCAACTGGCTCTGAAACTGAAGAAGAATTTATGGGTAGATGTATGAAAGACCCACAAATGCAAAGTGAATATGACAAAGGTCAACGAACAGCGGTATGTTTGAGTAGTTACAGAGGCAAAGAAACGGAGAAACAAATGCAAGAAGTTGAAACTTTAGAAAATAACGAAACAGAAACAAAATATTTTGATATAGACTGTGAATGGAAAATCTATGATGATGAAGATGAAGATAAAGCTGGACGATTCTCAGGTTATGCTTCTATCTTTGGAAATAAAGATTTAGGCAATGATGTTGTTGAAAAAGGTGCTTTCGCAAGTTCATTAAGAAGAAAAAGCCCAAAACAAATCAAAATGTTATTTATGCACAAAACTGATGAACCAATTGGTGTTTATGAAAAAATGGAAGAAGATGATAAAGGTTTAAGAGTTGAAGGTAAATTAGCATTAGGCACACAAAGAGGAAAAGAAGTTTATGAATTAATGAAGATGGGTGCTATTGATGGTTTATCTATTGGTTACAGAGTAGATGCTAAAGGCTATAACTATGATGATGATGGCAAAAAGAGAAGATTAAAGAATGTAGATTTGATGGAGATTTCAGCAGTAACCTTTCCTATGAATCCAAAAGCGAGAGTGCGGAAAGTGAAAGGTGCTGAATGCACGATAAGGGAATGGGAAGAATTACTACGAGATGTAGGAGGACTTTCTAGGAACGAATCTAAAATGGGTGCAAAAGCACTTGTAAAGGCACTTTCTCAGCGAGATGTTGATGATGGTATGCCAGAACTATTAAACTCAATTAATAACTTAACAACAACTTTAAAAGGAGATAAATAATGTCTGAAGTTGACCAAAGCCAAGTTAAGGAAGCAGTTGAATCAATGGGTAAAGCCTTTGAGGAATTCAAAGCAACCAATGATAAAAAACTTTCTGACTTGGAAAAAAAAGGATCAACAGACCCTCTTGTTGAAGATAAATTGTCAAAGATTGAGAAGTCGTTAGATAGTTTGGAAGATATAAACCAACAAGTAACACTTGCCAAGAAAAGACAAGAACAACACGAGGAAAAATTAGCAACATTTGAATCTATGTTAAAAAGACCAAATGTTGGTGGTTCTGATGATCAAGTAGAAAAAAAAGTAGCAATCTTTGATAGATGGCTAAGAAAAGGTAAAGAATCCCTAGCACCTGAAGAAATCAAAGCATTAACTGTTTCTGATGATACTTCTGCTGGTTTTCTTGCCCCACCTGAATATATGAGAGAACTATTGAAAACTCTAACAGAGATTTCTCCAGTTCGTTCCATTGCAAGAGTAAGAGCAACTTCTCAAAGGTCTGTACAAGTCCCAGTAAGAAGTGCAACTTTTACTGCTCAATGGACTGCTGAGTCAGGTACAAGAAGTGAAACTACTGGATATACAACTCAATTGGAAGAAATTCCTTGTCACGAAGTATATGCATTAGTTGATATTTCAGAACAAGAACTAGAAGATTCTGTTTTTGATTTAGAATCAGAAATGCAACAAGAGTTTGCAACACAATTTGCAAAAGCTGAAGGTAATGCAATGACAGTAGGTGATAAGATCAATAAGCCTGAAGGATTTACAACGAATGTTGGAACATCTGTGACTGGTGGAAGTGGTGCTTTAACTGCTGATACATTACTTGACCTAGTTCATTCAATAAAAACCCCATACAACCAAAATGGAACATTAGCATTCAACAGAAATACTTTAGCTGACATTAGACAGCTAAAAGATACTGCTGGTCAATATGTATTCCAACCAGGAATGATGTTAACAGCTGGTGTACCTAATACTATTTTAGGTTTTCCATATGTTGAAATGCCTGATATGGCTGACGTTGCTTCATCTGCTATTTGTGTAGTATTTGGAGATTTCAGATCAGCATATATGGTTGTAGATAGAGTTAATCTTTCAATTCTTCGTGATCCATTCACTCAAGCTACTTCAGGTAACGTAAGATACGTTGCTAGAAGAAGAGTTGGTGGTCAAGTTGTATTGAACGAAGCACTCGCTAAATATGTACCAAGCTAAGATAAGGAGAAACAGTTATGAATTTTGATTTAGCAAATAACACAGCAGTTGCCCTTTCTTACAAGCCTACTGTAACTACTGCCGCAGCCAATGGCACTGGTGTAGACTTACAAGGTTATAAAAGTGCAACTTTAGTCGCTTTCATTGGAGCAGAAGGAGATACACTTTCTTCATCTGTTCACTTTGAGATTTCACTAGAACATTCTGATGATAACTCTACTTTTACAGATGTTACACAATCAGACATCACTAATGGCACAATTGCTGCTGGTGGTATTTGGTTGAAGATTGATGGAACAGGAACGGCAGGAACTTCTGGCAACCCTGATTCAACAGGAACAGTAACACAAGTGGGTTACATTGGTGGTAAAAGATACATTAGAGGTGTGATAGCAAAAACTGGCACACACTCTACTGGCACGCCAATTGGGTTGTTAGTAGTTAAAGGAAATGCTCTGCATTCATCCGATAATGCTATTACTGCTCATAATGCT